CATTATAAAAGAATCCCAGGGCATACAGTGTTTCTTCACCAAACTTGTCTGGATCCACATGACCATGCCAATGGGCTACTACAAGACCAGACTTAGCATCAATAACATGAGCGGAACTATAGTCACCTCTGGCCAATCCTTCGGCCACGTCGGCCCCAATAACGTATCTAGCCCCAGCCTGTGGTAAGGCCCAGATGGAGAGTGGTCCACCATTGGACTCAAACATAAAAGAGTTTCGAACATCAGAGAGTTTTTTATTAAAACCTTTCTTAGGAGTTTCTGTTTCAAATTTATTTATAGCATCAATGTCAAATACTGGACGGCCTGAACGAATGAATGCTTCCTCAGGATTTGACGGGTATTCTTGGTGTAACTGCCATACTGGTAATTCTGCAGCTTGTGCATCGTACCAAGCTTGGTCTCTATCTGCGGCCGACCATGGAAAAAAGATACCACGGAAACGGTTGGTTCCAGTCTGTGAACCATGCCAAAGATTAAAGAATATGTTGCCTTCGCCTTTTGCCGTAGACAGACAGATAACACGACCGCCTACGTCAGCAATAGGCTCAATAGAAGCCCATGCCTCTTCTGGGTTTGGTAAGAATGCCATTTCGTCAATGATTGCTAGGTAAACGGATTCACCACGAGCAGGCTCATTAGCTGATGGTAAAGATTCAATAACCGAGTCATTGCCAAATGACATCTTTAAAACGTTATTTTGTAGCAGTTCAGGTCCAGATAATCTTAACCAATCTGGTAGAAATTTGTAGATATACTTGGCTTTTTGCAGCAGCTTTGTAGCTTCACGTTCAGTTTTAGATAACATGACCACAAATCTGTCTGGCCAAAAATAAGTAATCCAGAATGCATAGGCTGCAGCCAGCGTAGAGAATCCGATCTGACGTGCTTTAAGAACTATCGTATACCTTTCACCTAACCAAACTTTAACAGTTTCTTTTTGCGCGTCTCTTAATTTAAGAGGAATGCGTCCTTGGTTAGGATGCTTGATGTATGCATAGTTTTCACAGAAGAATGCAAATGCGTCAGCTAATTCTTCCGTTGTTGCATTCTCTGGACCACGGCATTTTCTAAAGTTATATTCATTTAAGAGTTCATCTATCTGCATTATATGTTTCTCCAGAATTCTAGTCCAGAGTATCTATTTATCGTTTCTGGCAGGAGCACGTCTTCTGGTCTACGAGAGATTTTTTGTATTGTGGGACGAATCGTGTGTAGGTGCTTAATGCCTGTAAGACTGTCGTCGGAGATGTGCGAGACATCCTTAACATTCTCAAATTCATGATTGTATTTTTCAATTTCCAAGAAAGCATATATTTTATTAATCTCCTTTTGTGGGTCTTTTATAAAGTCATCATAGTCTACAAAATGAAACAAGTCACGATGTCCAGCCATAACCATCTGTTTCATGAACTTTATACTTAAAGAAACATCTCTGTCATGACGCATTAAAAAATCTGCTCTTCTATCTGCCATTGGTTTATCTGCCAGTGTTTGAGCTAATACTTGTTCATCCATCTGATTATTTTTAGAATCAGGATGAGCATTGATGATTGTGTCAAAAGAAACTAAAACATCTAACACATTTCTTACTGGACAAATAATTTTTATATTCTGCGTTATGTACTTATGAATTAGATCCATTCCCAGTGGATTGGGCCAGTTTAAATTCTTATCAATAATATATTTAGCTGACTTATCTGCATAGAATGCATGTGGTATTTCTTTTATAATATTATCTATTGCAGCAGTTCTATCATAATCAATATGTTCTAATTCTTTATAGTTGTCAAGCTGTCTGCCCATTATCTTAAACAATGGACTTGCTGGCGAAACCCAAATATTAGGATTTTGATTTAGTATTTGACTAATAATTGTTGCGCCAGAACGTTGCATTCCAGCCATAAAAAAGAATTCCTTCGTCATTTTTATCCTTCGTTTAAACTATTTTTTCTATGTAGTAACCTTCAAGAACAATATCTTGGTTTGCTAATGCTGCGCTAAATTGTACCGATAGTATTAAGTTTTTTGCAGTTGCAAAATCTTCTGATGAAGTTCCATAACCAATTGTATTAACATTGTCTGTTTGTATGCCCCAACTGTTTGATGTTCTGTTTGACATTTGCCATGCAGCAGAAACTTTTTGTGCGGTTGTACTCGTAAAAGCAACGTCTACAACTGAACGCCATTCTCTTCTCTCAGTATTAGCAGTAGCTCCCATTGCAAGAGAAGGAGTTTCAAGAACAGTTGTGCTTCCTATTTTAAATCTTACTGTTAGGTTTGCAGAACTTGAATTATTATGCAGTGCAGTACCATAAGCAACAAGTCTATATACTTGATTTGCTGCAACATCAGAAAGAGAATAACTTAAAAGGTCTGTTTCTGTAGTTGTATTTGCAACTGTTACTGTTGAACTGCTCAATGTCTGTAGTGTTGATGCTGGCTGAGACTGTTCAGTTATTACCCAGTTAGTTCCATCTGAAACAAGAGTTGCCCAAGCACCATCTACTGCTGGAAGTATTGCTGTTCCTGGGGATCCACCAGCAAGTGGAAGTACGTTTGAAGATGCAGAAATAACTGATTGAGGTTGTACGTTTTGCACATGTAGCATTCTTCCAGTCCAGCTTGATGCTGTTGGAAGTGTCAATGTACATGTTGAACCAGACTTGTTATTTATCAACCAGTAAGTTGAATCACCAACAGTGTTGTCTCCAGTTATAGTTACAGGTGCAGAACCAGCAAAATGACCAGTTACCTTAAAGCGGTCATCTGTTGCATCAAGTCCAATACCTGGAATTCTAAAATTAGAAACACTTGTATTTCCTATGGTAACTTGGTCACTAACTGTTGCAGATGTAGCAGCAGCTTCAGTTCCGATTAATGTATTGTTATTACCAGTAGTAAGGTCATTTGTTCCGCTATTGCCAGCAAAAGCACCAATTAAGGTGTTGCCAGTTCCAGTTGTAACATCTTTACCAGCTTCTCTACCAACTGCAGTATTTCCACCATTAGTTGAACTTAATAGTGTTTGGCTACCAATTGCAGTACTGCCATTACCGGTATTTACTTTAAGCGCTTCGTTGCCAACTGCTACGTTAGCTGCACCAGTTATGTTAGCTTGTAACGCATTTAATCCAATTCCAACTTCTCCTTGAGCAGTAGTAATATTTTGTAAAGCATTTCTGCCAATGGCAATATTATTATTTCCAGTAGTCAAGTCTTGAAGTGTGTATTGACCAATTGCTATGTTATGAACACCAGTAACACTTGATGTTCCTAAATATCCACCAAACATTGCTTTTTCACCGATGGCGATGTTGTTGTCACCATTGTTGTTGTAACCAGAATAAGAACCAATGAAAGTATTTTTCGTTCCTGTTGTGTTGTAGAATGCTGTATTTTCACCAATAGCAGTGTTCTTATCACCAGTTGTTAAGCCAAGTGAATAGTGACCGATTGCCATGTTGCGGTTACCAGTTGTAAGGCCTGGACCATAGAAATCACTACCACCTAATGCACGGAAACCAAGTGCTACGTTTCTTGAACCAGTTGTAACATCACGCAATGCATCAACACCAAGTGCATAGTTAACATCACCTGTTGTAAGGTCTTCCATTGCTCTTGCACCAATTGCAACGTTGAGTCCTGCTGCAGTATTTGGCGCTGTTCCATTCATTGCTAGGTAACCAGCCGCCATGTTGTAGCCAGTCATACCCGCATAATAGATGTAACCAGTTGTTTGGTAAACTTCCCAACCTATTCCTGTAGCACCAGTTGGTCCCGTAGGGCCAGTTACACCAGTAGTTCCAGTAGGACCTGTTGGCCCTGTGTATCCAGTAGGACCTGTGTAGCCCGTAGGACCTGTGTAACCTGTAGGGCCTAACTGTGTATAAGTTACTTGCGTTGCAGTAAATATTACTGAAGGAATTGCAGGTGCAGGAGATGATGCTGGTAAATATTCAAGTCTTACATTTGTATCTGTTGTCTGCCAGAACAATTCAATATAGTCACCAGCAGCAAGTGAAAGAACTAGGTTTACCGTTCCTACTGCCTTACCATCAATAGAACCATGTCTTTCAACGATGCTGAACGAAGTATCGCTGTCTGCAATGTTCGTACCATTTTTCTTAAACCAAACGTTTGCGTCTTGAATT